GAAACTGGCTGTAGTCTTCGCCATTGACCATGCGATTCTGTGTGTAGTATTGGACCGGTGCACGCTGTTTGATATTGGTAATGGTTTCACGTGCCTGTGCATTGGTCACTGGTTCGGTGATGCCACAGGTAAATGTAATGGTTTCAATCTGCCCAGTTCTACTCACATAGCTGATGGGCACAGTCACGCTTTGCATTTCTACCGGATTGATAATGTAGGTCAGACCATTGGAGGCACGAACATAGGTTCTGAATGTGCCTACCGGAATGGTGCTGAACACGCCATCACCGAAGTTCATGGTGATTTGGTCATTGGTTCTGCTGGTAATGCTGTAGATGTTTCTGGTATTGGTTGACAGTTGTTCAACCGCGGCGGCATATACACTTTGCACTGACTGCCAATAGTTGCTGATATTACCTAGATTGTCCAGCTGATACAACCACACGTCGGTGTTGTTGATGCCTTCGATGTTGACGTTTACTGTGCGATTTTCAATACGTTCAGCCAGGTTAAAGTCTTGGCTTTGCAGAACACCCTGTTTAAAATAAAAGAAGAAACCAGTGTTGGCGCTGAGATAACCCTGTTGATCATTGCGGAACAGGACATTGAACTGTCCGTTGGGCAAGGGCGGTGGCTCATACACATAGTTTTGACCTATTGATGTGGAATTGACCACTTCAAACGGCATGTTTACTGTGTCAATGGTGGCAGTATAAGGAATGATTGGCAAGTAACCGGGCACCAGGTTAATGGTGTATTCTTGTGTATCCACACCCAAGATAGTTTGATCATTGCCAGGGTTACCAAATTTTTGTGAGTTGACTAGAGACGCATTTAAAATAGTGGTAAACTGTTCTTGCCAGTTGAGATTAGTTGGATCGGCCCAGTTTACAGTAAGATTGGCCAGGTTGGTGCCACTATAGTCCTGAATGTTTTCCGTGGTGCTGACACTGAATACCTTGAGATATCCATTGGCTTCGGTATTGCGAAGCGGGCTGTAGCTGACCAAGTTGGCCAATTTGACCACGCTGTCTCTGCGTTCAGCGGTGTCTAAGTAGTTTTCTCTGGTGTTTAGGTCTGTGCGGAATGCTAGACTTTGACCCATAAAGGCCATGACATCCAACAGGGCAATAAATTCTGAACTTTCAATATAGTCATTGAATGTTTCTGGGTAATACAGGCGCAGATAGTCTACAAAAGTCTTGCGTAGGGTTTCAAAATCATAGCTTTGGAAGTCGGCTTCTTGGTAAGATTGATAGATCTGCTTCCAGTCTTCTACTCCAAAAATAGCTGTTTGTCTTGAAGTTTTTGCCATATATGTTCCCTGTTTTAGTATTTACCAATACAATAAACTGGGTAGTTAAACGTAGGAGGCTACACGCTGTTGTTGATCAAAAAAGATACTCAACTGTTGTGCTGTAGTGCTGGGCACTACCGCCACACCCAACTGAATCAATAGGCCATTCTGCTGGGGAAATACCTGAGCGCCACTGAGAAAAATTCTAGGATCACCGCCACACACTCGTTGTATTTCTGTGTAGATTGCTGCCTGTGTTTCGGTGGTCTGATTTTCAAACAGATAATTCCACAGGAGTGTGCCATAACCAGGACGTCCTGGCAACTCGCCTTGTCTAATGTTGAAGGCATTGAGTAGGTCAATCTTGATCAAATCAAAATCCACCGCGGTGAATTTTTTATTTTGATTAATGGTGTTGAATCCAATGAATGTAGGCATGATATATTTACTCTTTTTAATTCAGGGTGATTATTTGGTTAATCTGTGAGGACGAATATACTGGCACACCATTGATGGAATTCTGTGACAGCAAGGACTGTCCTGTGCCAGGCAGGGCTTGTAGCTTGGCCTGTGCTTGGCTTATGTCCAGCGCCGCACCCACCGATGCTGAATCTGCTGTTCCAAAATTTGGTGTTGGTATTTTACTGCTACCAAGTATTTTATTAAAGGCCACATCAACTGTGGCACGATTTACAGTGTTGGCAAATCCAGCTGCCTGTTGCACACTGGCCACCAAGGTATCGCCTTGTGCAATCAAGGGACTTAGTTGTCCTTCGGCTTGAGCCAATAGATTTTTAGCCTGCCCTTCTAGTTGCCCAGTTAGGGTTGAAAGACTGGGCAGGTTGGCGGTGATAGCACTGACATTGGGCAACTTAGCAGTCAAATCGCTGAGACTGATATTGCCTAGGCTATTGCCTATATCACTAAGGCTGATATTGCCTAGGCTATTACCTATACCACTAAGGCTGATATTGCCTATAGCACCACCCAGAGTGCTGGCAGCATTAGCGGCAAACTGCGAGGCCTTGCCCAACACGTTCATAGCAGTTTGCGCTGTAGCCAAAGCCAAAACTCCACCGGCTGTGATGGTGTTCAAATTGATGTTGGGTGGTATGCCCGACTGCCCTGTGATGCTGACTTGGTTACTGGTAACTGAAGATACTGCTGGCAGGCTGTTGGCCCACTGTGCTGTCAGTTGTGTTCCAAACTGACTGGAGTTGGTAACCAAGGCCGCCACTTGACTGTTTACACTGTTGGTTATGGCAGCCGTGGTTGTAGCCGTAGTGCCACCGGTGTAAACTTGGCCTACCACTGCCGATGTGCTCTGTGTGTTGGGAGTGGTGATTACTCCTGCGGCCTGTAGGCTAGCATAACCATTGGCCATCAAGGTGGCCTGAGCATTGTTCTGTGCTGTGGTGCTGTTGAGGAAATCAGTCAAGCTGTAAATGCCGTTGAGTCCGGTCCAGATTCCAGGAGCACTCAACACTTCAAGTTGTGTGCTGGGTCCACTCTTGATAAACTGTTGCCAGGTTCCAGGTTTGACGTAACCGGCCTGTTCCAACTGTTGACAAGTTAACCCGTAACGACCCACTCCGGTTGTTTCTGTGGCTGTAGTGGCTGGTTGATCTACCACTGTGGCTACCTGAGCCATCAAGGCCTGAACTTGTATATTGGTCAAAGGTCCAATTGCAGGAGCTGTAAATCCGGTTCCGGTGATGGCCGCTATGTTGGCTTGAGTCACAGGATTTTGTAATGGTGTGTTGACCAGGTGTGGAATTGCGCCAGTGGCAGTGTTGACTGTGGGTAGACCGTTGACTATGGCCAAGATCACCGAGTCGTCTACTCCGGCTGTGCCACGATCCAATCGACTTAGACTAAACTTGGCCAAGGTTGACGAAGTGCTGGATACACTTTGTCCTGGTTTGAATCCTACTAGAGCTCCAGCGGCCACTTGGCTGTAAAAAATATAATCAGCCTGTGTTTGTGTGGTGCCTGCAGGTGCTGACATGGTAAACTTAGCGCCGGATGGAAGGGTATAATTGAATTGGCTCATTATTGTGCTGTGATTGTAACACCATTAGGAACAGCCGGAGCATCTGGTGGTGGAGCAGTGCCGCTACCCAAGGACACTGATGTAGATACCCCTTTGTTGTGATACGGATAAGGTTCGTGTGTGGGCGCACGAGTCACAATGCTGACTGTGGCCGACGGTGTGGCTACCCAGCCAGCACTGGCATTGAAATCCACTTTGGGATGTAGGTATTCGGTTAGGCCGGCCGGTGTTGCTACTTCAATCTTGGGTCCACCTTGCAGTTGTATCTTGTCACCATTGAAACTGAGCTGTGACGCTGATGCCCAACTGCCCAACTGACTGCTGATGGCCACGGTGCCCGGACTCTTGATTCCAATTTGACCTTGACTGAACAGGGTCATGGCGCCGCGATTTGACAGCACTAGATCACCTTCACTTTGCAACGTGGTATCTGTGGTGCTTTTCATGTTGATGTTGCCACCGGCAAACATGTTGATATCTTCGTCAGCATGTAGGTTTATGGTGCCCTGACTACGCAGGTTAACACTGTTGGTAGTATACACATCCAAGGTGCCTTCTTGGCCCATTTCAATCCAGGCCTGACCGTTGGCATGACAGATATAAAAACAGTCGCCGTCATCACTCATGGTGATCTGATGTCCTTTGGCTGTTCTTATGCGTATGAGATTGTCGTTGCCGTTGAGATCACCGTCGTCCATGACCAAGGTATGTCCGCCACGTCGAGCAATCACATTGGCTGCTGCAGGAGTTTTGGATTTTAAATCAGATCCTGTGATGGCTTCTTCTCCACCAGCACCGGCTCCAATGCCACCCAAGTAAATGGCACGTCCTGGTGTGCTGATTCCGTAGCATCCACTGGGGCTTTCGCGCTGACTGGTGCTGCCAATTGATCCACGCACATTGTCTGTGATTAGACCCTGCTGAAACAGAATACCGGCCACATAGCTGTGAACCGGTTTGGGTTGATCAAAATATTTGGGGTTGTCGGCAATGGCCGTGTTGCTGTTGTTGATTTCAGTTACCGGCAGTCGTTTGGCGCCACCAAAGTAGCTGGCCTGGTTGGCATTTTGTGTCACTGCTTCGCTTTGAGCCACAGATCCTATGGCTGGAATCATGTGTATGATACCTTGGTCAGGAATACAGCCCACATAGTAACCTTGGCTGGGATCGCCGCCCACAAAGAAAC